CTTCTTCCTTAACTTCTTCCTTAACTTCTTCCTTAACTTCTTCCTTAACTTCTTCCTTAACTTCTTCCTTAACTTCTTCCTTAACTTCTTCCTTAACTTCTTCCTTAACTTCTTCCTTAACTTCTTCATTTACTTCTTCTTTAACTTCTTCTTTGCCTTCTTTAGCAGCAAGCCAAGGATCTTTTTGTTCCGCTAAATCATCGGCAATATTAGTTGATGTTGATTTTGCCATTAAATTCGCTTTTCGCTGTTCGAAGAGTTCATCTTTAGTATCCATATTTTGCTTATATTGTTTCATTAGAGTATTTAGTTGAGTTTCTGAATATTCTTGTTCTGTTAAATCATTTGGATTTGGGGACCATGGACACCAACAACCAACTTGACAAATATAAATATCAAATTTACTATCATATCGTTTAATAAATTCGCTTCTATTTTTAGCTTCATTAATAGTATCAAAAACCCCACGGACTTTAATACCTCTCATTGAAGTTTTAAAATTATTATTTTTATGAAAATCTGCTTCAATTTCACTAGAATTTGTATTTTTAAAAAATTTATATTGTGAATCTAAATCATCCGCGTTAAAAATATAATCATGATTACTTCTAATAGTCTTGATTAATTCTTTTGAATCTGGATATTTAGCTTCAAGACCTGTAAGAAGAGTATCCATATCTTTTCCAAATTTTTCAGTAAATTTTGAAAAATAATAAACCTCTTTATCCTTTAAAATATCTTCAGGACTTAAAAATGATACTAAACAATAATTTTGACCCTTAATAGGTTTATCTTCATCTAAATAATCTTTTTGTTTTGTTGATACAAGTTCAGTTTCCATTTAATATATATATAATAAAATAAAAATTTCTTATATCATTTTAAGTTTTTATAAGTATGATATTTAATAATAGAAAAATAACATAATAAATAAACTGAATAATGTTTAACAGTTATTATAAATAATTCTTTTAATTGATTCATTATAATTATATTAAAATATATTTTTTAAATAATTAAAAAAAATATAATATAATAATAGTATTAAATAATATGAATCAACAACCAACATATAGTTTTGATATTTGGGAAGCATTAATACGTATATTAAAATATGCGATTGAAGCTCTCGTTGTTGCTATTGCTGCTTATATCCTACCGGAACATAAACTTCGTTTTAGTGAAATATGGATGATCGCTTTAACTGCAGCATGTCTATTCTCCATCTTTGATTTACTATCTCCCTCTATTTCTGCTGGTGCACGACAGGGTGTTGGTCTAGGTGCCGGTTTCCGTTTAGTTGGTTTTGGTGCTGGTCTTTAAAGGGATGGAATAACTTTATAATTTAATTCTTCGCATATTTTTTTCCATATTTGATCTTGAACGTATAATTTTTCTCTACTTTTCAATAATGGAAAGAACTTTAAATATTCATTTAAACCTAATATTTGAAAGAATTTATATAAAACATAACTATATGATAAGAAATTCTTGCGATCTTTAGGACAATGTTTTAAAAATGGTCCTTGAATATCTCTAAACATAGAACATAATTTTTCTTCTAATTCTGGTGAAAATTGAGGTGTAGGAATACCATTAATTCTATTAATAATATAATTAATATGTTCGTAATATTTATTTATTCTCAATCGTTTTAATATTTCTCTCATCTTAGAATAAGTTATTTTTTTTGTATCCATTATTTTTTCTTTTTTAATTTCATTTAATATCTTTTCAAAAATATCATTTGGAATATCTGTACTCTCTTTTCCTTGAACCTGATTACACCATTCCCTAAAATGATTAATTCTCTTATAACTAAAATGAGATGTATCTTTTGTATTTTGTTTTAATATAGGTCTATTTTGTTCTACTAATAATAATTCTTGATAACCACAAGTGCTACATATCATAATTGCATCTTGTTGAAGACATATTAGAGGTATATTACATTTAGAACAAATTTCATTATTTTCATGATTAATTTTTTTAATATGATATTTATTTGTAATTGCTAAATATTGATCTACTAAATCGCTTTTTTCAATAATTTTATTAATGTCATTTTGTTCTGGAGGTGTTGATAAATTAAATGATTCTAATATTGATTTAGTCCTATATTTATTTGATGATATTAATGATTGTTTTTCAAGCATTTCATAATAATTAAATAATATAGAACTAGTATTTTCATAATATTCAATTTCATCAAAATTATTATTATTATTTATCTCATTTTGTAATATTATCAATTCTTCTTTAATTTTTATATTACTATTCCATAAATTAGAATATATATCATCATTACGATTATTACAATTATTATAATTTATAATTTCATCATTTATATTTTTATAATTTATTTGTAATGAATTTATTTTATCTATATATTCATTATTATCAATAATTTTTTTATTATAATTACTAATAATTTTATTATGCATAGCATCTAATGTTGATAAATCCTTCGTTATATCAACATTTTGAAATCGCTTTTTAGATGTTTTATCCTTAAACATTTATAATATTAAAATTGCGAAAATGCTTTTATATATCTTATTCAATATATTTTTTTCTCCTATTATAGTATAAAGAATATAGCATAAATGGGTGGTGGTCTTCTTCAACTTGTTGCTTATGGTGCTCAGGATGTTTATTTAACTGGTAATCCTCAAATAACTTTTTTCAAAGTTGTATATCGCCGACATACTAATTTCGCTATGGAAGCTATACAACAAACTTTTAGCGGCAATCCAAATTATGGTAATACCGTTTATTGTCAAATTTCACGTAATGGTGATCTAATTCATCGTACCTATTTAGAAGTAGGAGTTAAAAAATTAACTGGTGCTACTAATTCTTATGTTAATTATCTAGGATTACGATTATTAAAACAAGTTTCTATTGAAATTGGAGGACAACAAATAGATAAACATTATTCTGATTGGTTATATATCTGGAATGAACTTTCTTTACCAGTTGGAAAACGTTTTGCCTGGGATACTATGGTTGGTGCTGATAGTGATGCTTTAAATAGTGCTGCTTATAGTAATAATGGAGACGAAACTACTTATTTATATATTCCTCTTGAATTCTGGTTCTGTCGCAATATAGGTCTATCATTACCATTAATAGCTCTTCAATATCACGAAGTTAAAATTAAAATTGATTTTGAAACTTTCCAAAATTGTACTTTTGTAAAAACAGGAGGAGGAGCTAATGGTGCTGTTGGTGAAACTAGTGCAACTTCATTAGAAAGTCCAAATTTATGGGTTGATTATATTTATCTTGATACTGATGAACGTCGTAAATTCGCTCAATTATCTCATGAATATTTAATAGAACAATTACAATTCACAGGAACTGAAAATTTAAATTCTTCTGGTTCCCGTATTAAATTAAATTTTAATCATCCTTGCAAAGAATTAATATGGGTTCCTAAAATACATAATGCTGCTGTTTCTCAATGGTATAATTATACTTATACAGATGCAATAATAGCAAATAATGCCAATGCTTATACTAACTTTAAATTACCAGATTTAGGAACAATTTATGATTATTCAGTAACTTCAAATCTAGCTGATTCAACTGCTATTTTAACTGATATTAATTTAAATAATGCTATAATTGATAATATAATACCATATAGTGAAGCTGTTGTAGATGATATTAAAAATAAATTTAAAAATCCATTTGAAAGTTGTCTATTACAATTAAATGGCAATGACCGTTTTAATGTAAGATATGGAACTTATTTCAATTTAGTTCAACCATATCAACATCATACAAATATACCAAGAAATCGCGGAATTAATGTTTATTCATTTGCTCTCAAACCAGAAGAACATCAACCATCAGGAACTCTAAATATGTCTCGTATTGATACAGCTATATTAGATCTAAAAGTAATATCAGGTGTTTCTGGAACTGTAAATATATATGCTGTTAATTATAATGTTCTTCGTATTCTTTCAGGTATGGGAGGTTTAGCATATTCAAATTAAAAATATATACTTTTTTTTTCTCCTATTATAGTATAAAGAATATAGCAT